CTGTACTGAACGCGCCCTTCTCCATGTGCTTGCGCAAAAAACTAAACTGACTCATGACTACCTCTGCCACCTCTTCGTACGTACCCCCGTCCTCCTGGACAATCTCCTGGATAATCTCCTCCATCAGTTTACTCGGGCGCGGCATATACGTAGTAGGTTATTGAGTAGGTGTCTGAGCCAATGAAAATCTCTGTGTCATAAAGAATATTCTGTCCTTCTAACTCTGCACCGAGCTGCAGCTCAAAAGCGAAGAGTACATCGAGTGTTTCGATTTCATACTCCAGCTTGAACAGCGGTTTCGGTGACGACGAATTTGAAGGTAAGCGACTCAAGGTTCCCATTGGGTTTGACAATGTCATTGTAACGATACACCCCGGACTTGTCCTTGTAGATTACTTTCTTATCCTTAAGACTCTTTACATAGTTGTTAAGTACACTAACACTTTTGAAGCTCATGGCATCAGCCACATGCTTACGTGCTTGCATACTGCAGGCCACTTCTTGGTCGTACTCTAAGAATAGAAGTAACGAATCCAACTCACGGGGAGTCAGCTTCAAGATACCATTCAAAAGTTCTAAGTAGTGGCGAGTAAAACTTTTCTTACTTGTTTTGATCTCCAGCTGCATTCTCTTGGTATTTGTTGACGCGATCAATCTTGCGGTTGAGGCGCTTCTTCAACAGCACCCTCACCTGCTTCAGCAAGATGATGCAACACTGATTCTCTACAGAGAAGTTTTTGTTCTGCAGAGCGTATAGACGATCGATGAGCATGCTCACCACCTCTTCATTCGTCGTGCCTGGGTTAAATCCAACAGCCGTCTTCTCGGTAAACCGGACGGTTTGGTACTCAGTTTCTGACTTGAAGTTGTGCAGCCGATACTCTATCCCGGGCTTGACAATTTCCATGACACATTATTTCCCCGAAATATAGGAAAATTATACAGTCACAGCTTGCTGTTCGCGGAACCTGCGCTTATTATAGATTTTCTTGGTGACCATCTCCTTTTCCTCTTTGGTAGAGATGGCGTGGTAGAAGTCGTTGTCCATAGCCTTGATCTCAACAAGAAACTGGTACCAAATCTGCTCAGCGGCAACCGGGTTCTTCATGTCAAACTTAGACTTAGTACCCAGATTAGCTTGGATACATGCATTCATCTCCAGTAAAGCATCAATCTTCTTCCTTACTGTAGGGTCTGTGTAGTACTTACTCATGATAGATAGATTACAATTCTGTGGTCGAGGTGTTCTCACGCAATAGTTCAAAGGTCGTGTCGTCCATGTCCTCACTAACCAAGTCACCAGTGATATAATCACCCCCGGGGGTAGTAATGATTACAATGTCACCCCCTCCCTGGTAGTAGTACACCATCAAATAGTTGTCAAGCAGCTGGATGTTGTACAACGGTGCGAAGAACATGCCACAAGTTACGGGTAATATGCGTGCGTTGACCTCCCTAGTTCAACCTCCCCGGCCGTTACCCTAATCAACAACCCCCCAGTGTCGTGCAGGGGAGAGTCCCTTGCGCAGTTAACCCTCAAAATCAAGTATCATGTACAAAATGATTCTGATTCCGACCCGTGTGTCGACCGGTGGCAAGCTTTACTGCAAAGTCAAAGCTGCCCAAAGCCAACAGTTGTTCAACGTCCGTCTCTCGGACATCGAGGTACTCCAGTACCTTGGTTCAAAGCCGAAGTCCCTCTGGGCTGAAGCAAAGGAGACAGGCGAGTACGACACCATGTTGGACTGGGCGGACGAAACCAAGTCCGCCATCCACCTGTCAGGTGTACGCGTTGAGCCGTTGTTCCGGTTCAAGCGCGATGCCAACGACAACCCTGTGATTGGTGATGACGGCTTGCCCGTGCTCATCCCACAGGAGGTCATCAACCCCGAAACGGGGGCAGTGACCGGTCAATGGCACACGATTGTTGCTACAGAGTAAGCAGCAAGGCACACTGTGCCGGGGTATCCCTTCGGGGGTACCTCTCTTATTACACTATCATCGGCTCTGTTCTCGAAACATTGCAGCATAGTGACAAGCTACGTGTGTGCGCCAACCAGCGTGCATGCGTAGCTTATTGATGTCATTCTTGAGGGTTATCATAGCATGTATCTACAAGTTATAGACTTTATCAAGTCGAGTAGGAAATAGACAGCCTACAGAATTCTGTCTTCTAACATTGAATCGCCATGAACGAATTCACTGTTTACTTGGATGGGTATGATCCTATCTACACTATCCAAGACGTGATTAGCCAAGTAGGTTAATGACGTACCTCCTAAGCATGAGAGACAAACTGCTTTCTCTTCTCTCTCTCTATATAGTGGTAGAGGAGAGTTCCGGATTTCATTGGGAGGGTTAGCCCAAGGTGGGGCGTTGGTTTTAAGACATCGACCAGCGTCCCATCACTACCTTTTACGTAGCCCTAATGAACAACCCCTCAGCATCGCAACAATCCTTTTCATCCTAAATCCCAATACCATGTGGAACATCGATTACGTCAACGACATGATTAACGTCAAGTCGGAACTGATTCAAGACAAAGAGTCCTTCATCCGTGAAGTGGACTTCAACCGTGACATCACTCAAGCTGTTTTGTCGCGGAGCAATCTCCTCCAGCAAGTAACACAGCTCGAAGAGATTCGTGATGAGATGCAGAAGTGCCTCGACCATGAGGACACCAATGAGTACATCTCACAGTTTGCTCTGGTGTACACTCTTATCGAGAAGTACAAAGCAGAGCGTGATGCGGAACGTGACCAACCATTGTCATGAAACCCGCATCATACCAACTTGACCCTCTCGGAGGCATTACCGAAATCCGGTGGTGCCCCGAGGAGGGACAATGGATCGTCAAACAGATAGGTTCTGTTTACGAGTACAACCAATCAGAACTCTTGTCGATGGGCATCAAGCTCGACGACAGGTTTTGAAGGAGTAAAACAGACATAGGACTGATCATCCGCCGTCTGGAGTGTGGCTGAATAATCCCTCGCACTGAGGGGATAAGGCATGCTGTTCAGTTAGTAGCTGGGTGCATCACAAGCGTGGTGTATCCGGTGGGCTGGCTGTCTCAGTAGTTTGAGCGACCCAAAACACTAATTACCTATTAGTGCGACGTGTGAACTTCAATCGAGTTGCAGCCTCGTGAAGTGATACTCAAGATGATTTGGCGTAGTCCGGCAGGCCAGCTGGATGGGCTAACAACCCAGATAATCTTTGAGAGTAACCGCGTTGAACAAAGCTGACGTTCATTGGAAGGCTGGTATACCTTCCCACTCACTTCTTCTTTACCTCATCCTTTTTCACCCCAAACACTGTTGATATGAGTAAAGCAAGTTATGCCCTCATGATGATTGGCACATGCGCCATCATCGCTTGTACTGTTATGTGTCTTATCTCCTAAGCTATGGAGGTAAATGACTTCAATGCTTGGTTTCTAAGTTGTAACTTAGGACACAAGCTCAACATCATGCGTGATGCTCTGGTCGAGAAGAGACCGGGTATCTTCATGTCGTTGCTGGATATTGTGTTGGAAGCACCTATCTCTAAAGGAGGTATTCCGACCGAGACTTTGCAGAAGGCGTTCGGCGCTGACCTGACAAACCCAAACAAATTTACCAATGGGCAGAGATTCAAGATCGGCGAGACATTCGCTGCCGACATCGAAGCTTAACTACAACTGCATCATCGAAGAGTACCACGATGTGGAGGAAGCGGAAGCATTCCGTACTCATGTGTTGAAGTTGAGTGATGATCTGTATGACAAGCAGATCAGAGAACGATTCATGTATGGCGCTTTAGCTGTAGTATGGATTGTTCAATTGTATTGGGACATCGCTAAGCTTAGTGATGTGGCTTACTACATCATCAAGATTATTCTTGACGGTGCACTTGTCCTCTTGTCTGTCGGTACGTACATCGCGTACCAGACACGAGAGGCTGCTGAAACTGCATACTGGCAAGCTGTCTTCGGACCAGCTTACAGAGATTAGGGAGATACTGGGGCCGGCTTCGTGCTGGCCCCTTTATCATAAATTCAAACACCATGAGCGATCCAAACGAAGATTACGTAGCGCCTACCTTTGAAGGTGAGGTGTACTTTACCGTCACCATTCAGTGGGACAACATTGACGCTGCTGACAAGGAAGAGGTTATCTCTGAACTGTTACGCACAATTGCAGATAAGCTTGAGGGATTGCCCGCAAGTGTGGTCTACGAGGACGACGACCTTACCATCACCAATGAGGAAGAGGACTTCATGTCTCGTGCTGACCGTCTGTACGAACAAGCAAACGATAAGTAATGGGAGCAAACGCTAAGACATCCGGTAAGTGGTCATCAAAAGAGACCTGGAAGTGTGTTCTGATCAATCGGAAGACACGTGGACGCGTCCCATTCTTTGGGCATACGGCGTGGTCTGTACAACAGAACGCCCGTCAGTATATGAAAGCTAACAAGGTTAGCGAAGAGGAGTACCTCATGACCACTCCGGTTGAGGTATTCAAAAAAGGTATCGCTTGGAACACAGCTGTCTAAGCATATACTAACTTTCTATATGTAGTTTGGTGTGTATACCCATCGTCTGTATATTAGCCCTGTGAAAGTATTAAGGGTTACTAGTAGCAACAGCAGACATGTGGGTTTCTAATTGCACAATCTCACACGTAGAAGTAGTATACATCTACAGGCCCTCCGCACCTGTCACAAAGCGGACCAATGGTAATACATTGGATTGAAAAGGATGGAGGGCTGGCAGGGATGCCGGCCCTCTTACTTTCAAGCTACCCTAATAAACAACCCCTCAGGACAGTGGTCACTTCTTCTTAGTGCCACGTCTACGTGATGAGGGCTTACGTCCTTTCTTCATGCCATTGCGTGCACGATTCTTGGACTGCTTCTCCATCACAATCTTCCCACCTTTCTTATGGCTGGCATCCTTGCCATCACCATTACCATAGGTGCCAGCGCGTCGGTTAGCTCTGTTAGCCTGGACGCGCTTCTTAACAGCGGATCGCTTCTTCTGATACTCCGCATCGTACTTCTTCTTCTTTGCGATACTTCTCGCAGTCATACCACGCTTCTTATAAGTGCGGCCCTTACCAGCTAGACGATTACGTGCCATATCAGAAATCGATATATTTGTTTTAATGTTTAACCTTAGTACCTCAAGACATGAGTAACTACTGTGAAGTCGTGGCAACTGAAATCTGCACCGACAAGAATGGACGCGAATACAAGCGCGTCACCCTCGGCACTTCTGCTGCCTCTACTACTTGGACTAACCCGAACACCGGTGAAGTCCACCCCGTCCTTGCTCCTGGCAAGTCTGTTCGCACCATTGGATACAAGGTGCCTTACTTGTACGACGAGGATGACTCTTCAGCCGTTTCTGATTACCTCTGGAATGCTATGCCTGGCATGGTGATCGAAGGCGAAATCGTTCGCCGTGAGGTTATTCCTTACGACATCGGCGGAGAGATGCGCAACTACCAC